TTACCTTGTCACCTAATGAAACAGAATAATTTCTAATTAAATTCTCATTAGCTAATCTAAAAGCACGCAATCTTGATTCATCTATATTGCCAAAAAATCGTAAATCGTCAAGGACAGAATCTATGCGTAACATGTATTGGTTTATTGCACTTTCTATTGCCAGGTCTTGCAGCCAATAGTCTGCTACCGCCAATGCTCCCAACGCAAGAATAACTTGATTGGAGTCATTGTTTTCTTCTAATTCTTTAGCATTGTCTACAAATTCATTTACAGCTAATTCGTAAGATTGGGTAAATTCTTCTTGAGCCGCGACAATCGTGTCTTGTATTGGCATTATGACCTTAATCTATTGAGTAATTGATTTTGATTTTCTTCTGGCTCTTCTTCTACTACTTGATTTTCAGCAATTAAAGCTTTAATCTGGTCATCAGACATGTCTGGATTATTATATCTATACCAATTCATTTTATTATCCAGACCTTGTTCAAATTTCCAAGTCCAGTAGTTAATTTCTTCTTGAGGGTCTAAGTACATCTTAGGCTCTACAAAGTCCACAGAATATTCTTCACTAATAGATTGCCCTGTTTGGACCTCTATAATTCTTCTATCTATCTCAAATCTTTTCTTTTCAAATACTCTATATGTGTCTTCAGTTGTCGCAATTCTTTCTTCCATATTTTCAATTTCTTGAATACGAAGCGCACTACCACTCGGAGCGTTACCGTGTGAGTCAGCCCATTTAATTCTTAAGTGATTGTTAGACAATGTAGCAGAAACATAAAATTTTATACCATCAATTATCTGATCTACTGATGCGCTTGGTCCTGTAATACCAAAATTACTTCCTTCTGGAAGATATAATAATTTATCAACACCTAACTCTATTCTGCTGGCATCATCCACTCCTGTTACATAGCGAATACCAATAGCACCAAATCTTAGACAAAGCGCTAATTCTGTCATTGCTATTGAAGTGTGCAAGTCTGCTGAAACAACATCCGAAGCATTCGCAGAATAAAATTGTCCACGAAGCGGCGGGTATCGGTGGGTAAATACTACTGGTAAAAGACCATAAGGATTAATATCTCCTTCATTAAAAGATACTTTCCTACCCTCTATGATGCCAAAATGTTTTCCAGGAACACCAGCCCTGTCTTCTGTCCAAACCACCATCATGTCTTTTGCTTCATCTCTTGAGTATCCATAACTTGGAACAAAGTATGCTATACCAAAAGGCTTGTCATCATAAGGCAAAAACAATGGTTCAAAATGAGTTAAATTTTCATATTCTACTTTCTGCGCATCTTCATTCCACCTGGAACGAAAAGCCATACATCCTAATAAATAAGTTAAAGACTCTAATTGTCTTCTTTTAGCATTCAAATCTGCAACATTAGAAAAATCGCTATACTTGTCATCAACATTCATTACAGGCGGTCGTTTATATGTCATAGACCTTGCCTTAATAACGCGCCTTGTAAGATTCTGGGAAAATACAGGTATTTGCTTTAAAGTTTCTGAAGAAAAAAATCTTTCAACATATTGCTCGGTATTGATTCCTTCGTAAAAATCTAATAATTCATCAATCTCTTTATGTCGTTCAGTTTCCACATAGGTGAAATGTTCTGATAGTGTACTTATTATTTCTTGTTGAGTTGCGTCTTTGACTATTACCATTCTACTGTTCCTGCCTTGTTCTGTTTAATAGGGTAAAGGTTTACTATGAAGTACCTTAAAGTATCTGCATGGTGGTCATTTCTACCATCCTTTAAAGGCTCTTCCTTTAATCGTTGATCTGTCTTTTTCTCTGGGTATCTATAATTTTCTATACTGCTAATACTATTTTTACATTTTTCATCATAAAAAATATGAGGATTACCATGTGCGTCTTCAAACCAAGTTCTTACATGTGCTACACCATTAGCAATATTTCTGGAAATCTTATCTCTTTTATACTGTACATTAATTCCATGTCTTTTAAATATTTCTATATCACCAATTCCACTTTGAGCCTGAACACCACCCCCCGCTGGATCGCAAAAATATCTGCGTACATTATATCCTCTTTCCCAAACCATTTTAGCTAAATCTTCTGTCTTTACATTTTCCTCATGACATATTTCATCAAAAACATATATAGTGTCAATACCATCCTCTTCTTCAGACTTTTCAATCTGAAACCAATTTACACAAGGCATTCTAAAACCAAAGTCAATACTACAGTAAGTAGGTAGGTCGGGATTATATTTGTGTTGATTAATATGTACTCTGCGGTCAAAATCATAAACCTTACCTGCAAAAGAAGTAAACTCTGCTCCAAACTCTTGAGCCAATGTTTCTCTTGTAAGTGTTTTCTTAAGTTCATCCATGTCCTCTTTAAAATATGGTGATTCCCAGGAAGCGTGCTGCCAAGAATCCCAATCTAAGTATTCTTTTGACTGTCCTCTGACATATAAATCATAAAGCCAATTATATCCAAGCGGGGTAGTTGTAAAAAGACACCAACCCCCCCTGTCTGAAAGTGTAGGTCTAAGATATTGTTCCCACACTATCTGTTTTACTCTTGCTGCCTCATCAATAATCATCCAATCTAAACCTTCACCAACCAATGAATCTGGATTATCACAAGATTTAATCCATAGTTCACTATTTAATCCTTCTAATTTTAGATAGTATATCTGTCCTGAAATTTCTTTTTTAGCAGCTATAGGCAGTTTAAGCTCTAATATCACATATTCTTTAATAAGACGAGCAACTTTATCGCAAAGCTCATAATTTGGAGCAACTACCCACCCCCTGGTATTAGGAGTAAGTAAATAAGGTAAAGCTTCAGCGGCGGCAGAAAAGGATTTACCTGATCTACGCCCCTGTATATTTACTCTAAATCTTGCCACAGAATCATGAACATCTAATTGATTTTGTGTGGGTGTATACCCTATGAGTTTCCAGAGTTTTTCTTTATTCAGTATCTTTTTTAGCATCGCCTATTGGGTTATCCACATATCCACATTCTTTTAATATGGTTTCTAAATTTCCACTAAAATCTACCTCTTGTTTTTCTGACTGACCAAGGTATTGTTTACCTAAGAAGATTAATAGTGCAGTATTCCCCAATGCTGCGTGCTTGAACTGTAGCTGACGAAGCTTTATCTTCATCTGCTCTCTACCAGATTCTAATTCTGACTTGTATTTTTTTCTAATTGTAGATTCATCGCAATGAAAGAAGCGAGCTATTTCAGCTGTACTACAAGCATAACTTGCTAATAGTTCTACTTTATCTGAATCTATATCTAATTTTTTTGGCATTTATTTTCTCTTTCTTGCAGTTTTTGCTGCTTTCCTAAAAGCTGATGCGGTAGGAGCAAACTTACTTTTTTTACTACGCATTCTTTCTACCTTTTTAGCTCCGCTTGCTTTCTGTCTTTTAATTCTTTTTCTTTTTGCATGGATATTTGCGTATAAACCTCTTTTAGCCATGATTACTTCTTCTTCTTTTTTTTCTTTTTAGGTCTTCCAACCTTACTTCCATAAGTACCTTTACCTTTTGGCATAACATACCCCCCTAATTTAGTTTTGTGTTCACTAATTATATTTTTAGTCTACAAAAAACTTTTCACACTTCATTAAGGCTCTGCGCCAATATGTTTTAGCACTACTGACTGATATATCCAGACCATGCGCTATGTGGGGGAATGTCATCATATTAAGCCTTCTGTTAAAGACTTGTCTTTCACGATAACTCAATTCATCATACGCTTTATGCGCTGCTAATTGCCATTTACGCATTTCCTCTGGTATTAAACCACTCTGGAACACTTTTAACTTATGTGCAAACTCTTCCCTAAGATCAACACCTTCTTCTAACATTTCTACATTTTTATCTGTTAGCATTTCCCAATCTGACATGTCACTACTTCCTTTACATTACTATCAACAATTTTAAGACTGACAACCCCGCACTCCCCCGCGCCTCCTTGGGTGTTGGGGTTGCCAGGTATACATAATATATATTATACGCAAACGCCCCCGACTAAGCAAACAGAAAAAAAAGCGGGGGCTGCCAGGCTGGCAGATAAACGCGGGGCGGGGGCTGTTTTCCGCTTTGCTTCCTTTTTGTAAATTAAGACAGATTAAAAATTTATTAAAATACTACTTTGTAAAGGTTTTATTTACTATATTCTTTTATACTTGATTTATAAAAACAATATGAAGGAAATATTACAATGAATAAAATAAATAGAATATTAACAGAAAAAGAAATTAGAGAAATACAAAAAGAAGAGATCCATAAATTCATAGTTAAATATATCTGGGCTGCTGTCTGGGTTGTTATGTATCTTGTTTGTAATTGGGTTGCGTTCCAATTTATAGCGGATGCAATGAACCAGAACATAATAGAATTAAAAGCCTTAGGAACTGTTTTTAATTTTATGATACAAACTGGGTTTTACCAGGTTATGAATAGTACATTAAAGGAAGGGGCATAGCATGGACTTAGGAAAAAAAGATAGTAAAATATATTTGAATAACATAATAGCGCGCGGGGACTATATAACCGCGCGTTCTCTTTGTTATGACTACTTAAAAGATTTTCCAGCGCCCGCGGGCTTATCAAAAAGCGGCGCTAATCAAACAACCCAGGCATATATAAAAAACTTTATTTATTTCCTGGACAACTTAGACAATATTAAAAGCCTATACAATAAAGGTAAAATTAATTTAGAAACTATTAGTATTGAGATATACCAAACAAAAAATAAGAAACTGCCGTTTATCAATTATTCAAATTCACCTGTTAGCAACTGCCCAGGGGCGGCGGCGTGTCTTGTCTTTTGTTATTCTTTAAATTCTATTAGATTTCCGGCGGCTTTTACGCGCTGGGCTATCTGTTCAATATTAGAAGCAGAAGCGCCTGAAATATTAACAGAAGCGCTGGCCTATGTTTGCAATAAAAGAAATAATAAAAAGCTTATAGAATCCCAGGGATTTATAGATTTTAGGCTATACAATGATGGGGATTTTAAAGATTTAAA